CCATTATGATAAATTTGTAGGTCTGAACCAGCACCAAAGATTGCTTTAGAATTATCAGCAAACAATCCATCGTGACTAGCAGATATAGAAAAACCACCCTCTAAGAAACAATCGTTAGATACAGTCAACTCATCAATTGTAGTTGCACCAGCACCAGTAGATGACATTAAGGTGTTAAGAGCTTGACCATCCAATATGATCTTATCTGCTGTAATAGTATTTTCTACTGTTAAGTTACCTGAGATATTTAGAGTTGTGCCATTCCATGACAACTTATCTTTGAGAGAAAACTGACCTGTGTTATCAAAATAGACTGCTGTATTAGTATTGTTGAATGTGCCTGTGCCATGATACATCTTAGTAGCATCGAAGCTAAAGCCACCGATTGAGCCTTGTCCTATATCTACTGTAGTTATTGGCGCTGTGGTGACGGCAAAGGTTAGCTCTGTTGGCTCTGATTCTGTGCCTAGTGAATTAATAGCAGATACTTTAGCAACAAACCCTGTATCTATATTTATACCATCTAAATATATTTCTGTCGCTTTAACTCTTTTATCAAATCTAGTTTTAGAACTAGAATCAGATAATATTTGTACCCTAAACTCAAAGGATGGGTATTCAGCAGAATCAGACCAAGTTAATTTAGCTGCCTCACCAGTAGTGGTGTTCTTAGCTGTATAAGCCAAGCTAGTTGGTTTGACTACTCTAAATGGGTCTGGTGGTGTTGGATTAGAACCTATATCTTCTGCTGGTGGGTCTTGCCAACCATAAATACTAGCCTGATACTCAACAGCGCTAACCTGTATATTCAGATCAGGCATGATATTCATTTGGGTAATTCTGTATGGCTCTGTAGATAAATTAAGGTCTGAACTTGTAATAGTTATAACCTCGCCTACTCTAGCCTTTAACACTTTAGGTGTGGCGACAAAGGTTACACTTCTATTGTTTCTTGATCTGTTTAAAATAGCTTCTGCATGGTTATAAGCTATTCTTTGGTTAGTAACAAAAGGAAACTGCGCCCTATGCTCTAAGGCCTCATTACCATCGTCAGATAGCCCATCTGTGACCACAACTGTATCTGCTTCGTACTTCTTAGATGAGTTATAGAACTCTACTTCTACTTTGTTGTACTTTTGTTCTTTGTTTTCTAATGCTAGTTCTAAACCACTTTCTAAGATGTCATCTTCGTCTAAGCTAACTACTGAGCTTTCTGTACCTTCAACATCTAAAGAATATGTGCCGTTGGTATAAGTAAAAATACCACGCATATTAGCAATTAAATCTTTGGTATTTTCTAAGACAGTCTCGTCAGTATCTATGACAGCATGACACTCAAAGCGTGTTTGTGTTTCTGTAATAGTGCCTGTTGTGCTAGAGGTTATAGCTGTGGTTACAGCACCCTCATCCATTAATAAATAATAGTGTTGTCCATAAGAGGTAGCTGAATCGCCATCTTCTCTAAAGATAGTAGAATCTTTATCTAACACACGACCACTAAAGTAAGTCGTGCCACCAGAAGCAAAAGCTATAGTTGTGCCTGTCTTAATCTTATGGAAGTCAGATTCGTTTTGTAATTTAACCCTATCTGTGACAGTAGAAGCTGATAATACTGGCACTGAAGTATGACTGATAGTTTGCACACCAGAATCACAATCATTCGCTGCTGTATTGAATGAAGTAGCATCTAAATCACTAGCAGCTAAACCTTTACCATATTCGTCATTGGTTAGATAATCCCTCAAACACATAGCTGGGTTACTAGAGTAGCCAGTCGCAGATGTTCTAGTGTCTAAGACTTTCTTACCTTTAACCCTAGCTGTCAGATTTGGTATGCCTGTAAACATACCTTGTGTATCGTATTCAAAGTTAGCTGCTATATAAGCTATGCCTGACAGTTTATGATCTGCTGTCCAAGAGTTAGGTCTAGAAGTAGCACTGCCATCAAAGACATGAAATAACATTGGGTCTGCTTCTTGTGAGCTAGAACCATGATGGATATTAAACACCATTCTAGGGTTATCGCCACCAGCACCACCTAAACATTACCTATATCAGCAGTGTTTTCACTAGCTACTGTGCCACCAAAGTAGTTGCCTTCTTTTCTTAGTGTATACCCTTGACGATAAACCGAAGTATCGTTAATTGATCTGCCATCTATTCTAAGATCGTCAATATCATCAACCTCACCAACAGCAATAGCATAAACAACAAACAGCTCTTTTTGATTGACTGTTTCCATAAAGACAACTGTTCCTGCTGCCCTTCTTGTGCCGTAGATCACAGGTATGCCGTCACCTGTGCCGTATTTGGTCAATAGTATGTCTTGCCCTTTCTTTAGTTTCTTATTGGTTCTGTGGGCTTGTATGCCTTGTGCTGCCATTAGTGCTAGTTGCACTTTTGGGCTAGTCAAAAAACCTATTATTGCTTCACCTGTAGCTTTTAAAAAAGTGCCTAGTGTGATATTAGGTAACATTATCTAGACCACCTTACATCTTCATTAACTTCGTGGGCTTGATCTAATCCTTTATCGTTGGCATAAACTGACTTTTGCGATTCACCAGTAAACTTACGACCTTTGACAATATCCCAATTGCGCCATTGGTTAGCTAATTCTAAATTGACAGCAAAAGTATCTTTAGTTTGTGCTAATGATGCTGAACTTATACTGCCATCAAAATACAAATAAGCATCTAATAGGTTTTCACTCGCATCTAAGAAAGCCACATAGATTTGCGCTGCTTTATTAACAAAGTTCTCACCTTTGAATATGTCTCTGGTTGCTGTAGTAATATTTTGTAAAGACACAGACATATTTTGATATTCAAGTGAGCCTGTTTCTTGTACTTCTTGTATGTCTAAAAAGTTACCACCTGCTTCATAGGTCACAGAATCATAAACTAAATTTTTCACATGATTGGTAACAGTGATATTAGTTGAGGTGCTAAGTTTTAGTAGATGCACAATACGCACACCTTCTTGTTGTATATAGGTTTGGATATTGGAATTTATATTCCTTGCCACTATAAGACCTCTCTAACATCAAAAGCTAGGCTAAACAAACCAGCAGGGTCAGTAGAATAAAGCACATCATCTTGTGCTAAAGCTACAGTGAAAGATGGTTGATTAACTGTAACTGCTTCATTGTTGACTAGGGCTGCTTGTAAAGGTGGCTCTATATCTACGGCTGCTACTTCACCAGAGCCATTAGAACTTTCATCTGCTGTAACCATATAAACCTTATTATGATTAGCAAACTTAATTAAATCACCAGCTTTTAAAACTCCTGTTGTTGAGTTACTAAAACCATCTAAAGGCACTTGAGTTGCGCCTATCGCTGCTGTGCCATTGACTAATATATCTGTTTGCGCCTTATCGGCGCCTTGATTTTCTAAAGGATATTGAAAGGTAAAGGTATCAAAAGAACCTTTTTGTTTAACTAAAAAGGCATGAAAAACTTGAAAGTCTGCCTGAACCATAGGTGGCATTTGCACACTGAAGCTAAAATATTGCGCTGAAAACTGTTTTACTGACCTTTTACCACTTAATGTATAGGCTGTTGTATTTGGTCTGTTAGAAGCAAAATTAAACACTCTAGGCTTTTTAGTTGTTGGAAATGCACCACTCATCAGACTAATCCTACCTTACCTCTTTGATTCATTGCTTGTGAAACCATAGCCACGATTTGATTCTTTCTTGAAGCTATAATCTCGTCAACTCCTGCTGCATCTGTAGCTTCTATAGAAAAGTTAATATTTACTGGTTGTCCTTGTCCTGACATCATTGCCTCTGTATTTTGGTTTGTAATAATCTGTCCTGATGTATTTGGCACAAATAATTCTGCTCCTTTTTCGCCAACTATATATGGTGTGCCACCTTTAACTGCACCACCGCCAGCTTTACCACCACCAAACAATGCACCGAATCCAGCCATTAAACCACCTTTACCTAAACCACCAGCACTCTCAAAAGCTTCAAAGAATGGTTTAATAATTGTCATTCTAATTTGCAATCTAATAAGTTCAGTAATAAAACTATCCACCATTTTCTTAAAGCTAAGTTCACCTGTTTTAACAAAAGTAACTAAAGCATCTTCAGCATTTTGAAAACCTTTAACAATTGCACCATCTTTTGCTAACTCTATTTGAATTTCTTTTAAAGAATCTCTAAATTTTTCAAGTGGTTTACCAATATCAGTTACATCTGTTTCTGTAAAACCATTTATTAAAGCATCGTAGCTGTCTAATAAATTGTTTGCTTCCTCATCACTCATGCCTAAAACTTTTACGAAATGTGTTTTGAGATTATCTGCAAACTTTCTGACTGAATCACCACTTGATTTATTCAACATATCAAACACTCTCATTTTATCTGAATTTTCATCTAATGCTGTGCTTGCGGCTCTTATCAGAGCATCGAAAGTTTCTGTTGCGAGACCTAAAAAGTCCATATTTTTTCTGAATTTTAAAGTTGCTAATTCTGTTTCTAAGAATTTACGTTCGACATCGACAGCAAACTGCACAAGCTCTCGTCTGACATTGTGAACAGCATCAAGAAAGTCTGCAAAACCTCTAATAAAGCCGTCAACTTGTTTGAGGACTACATCTCTTATGCTTTCACCGAATTTCATCACACCATCTTGACCAACTACAGTTGATGCCGTGACTTCTTTGAAAGTAGTGGCTAGGTTCTGCAAGATAGGCAAGAAAGCTATAGAGATTGCTGCTGTAGCTGTCTTAAATTGTCTAGTGATAAAAGCAAGTGTATCATTAAACTTTTCTGACTTTCTTATACCCTCTTCACTTAATACCAGACCATAGGCTTTGGCTTTGTCTATATAAGCATCAAAGGCAGCTCCACCATTATCTAAAACATCGACTACTTGAATACCAGCACGACCAAACAGGTTGGCTGCTACTGTGGCTTTTTCAGATTGTGATTTAAGTCCTGCTATACCGTCTGAGACTTCACGCAACAAGACATCCATAGTCTTTGTGTTGCCATTAACATCTTCTATGGAAACACCTAAATCTTTGAATATGTCTGCTTGAGTTTTAAGACCTCTTTGTGCATCACCAACTGATCTAGTAAATTTTTCTAATGATTTATTAGCTATCTCAACGGATGAGCCAGATTCTACTGCTGCTATTTGAAAGGCTTGAACTGTATCTGTTGCTATGCCTGTTCTAGTTGAAACTTTGCCTATAGCATCTGCAAACTCAAAAGAACTTCTAGCTACTAATGCTACTGCTGTTGCTGCAGCAGTAAAAGCTACAGTTGCGCCACCGAGAACTTTAGTAACACCTACAGCACCACCCTTAACAGCGCTTAATCCTTTTTTAACAGAACTAAAAGCTTTCTTAGTTTTATCTAAAGCAGTTAATTCAATTTTGTATTTTTGGTTAGCCATTCTTAGTCCGTTCTTGTTTTATTATAAAGTATGATGACCATAATTGGTATTCTTCTATGGACATTTGCTGAATCTCATGTAAAGACTTGCCTAGAAGTTCGGCTAATGCTAGTTGGTTATAGAGGTTGTGATCTTGGGCTAACTTTTTTTTACTTCGTCTGGTGGCTGTTCAGCCATGATTTCGTTAGACACTCTGATAAGAACATTGCGATCTACTTTTGTTAATAATGTCTGTTTATCTTCTAAAGAAAATATTTTTTCACCATTTTCATCAAGTGCTTTATAAATTAACACATAAGCTAACATAGCCATATCATCATCTTGTGCCATGCGATAAAGTTTAGATGTTTCCTGGAGGGTGAGTGGTTTTGAATAAATAAGAAGAGATTGACCGTCCTCACCCCACTCAGGAACATTAATTTTTTTAATATCTAAGCTATCAAAATGTGCTTTAGCTCGTTCTATCGCTTTCAATACTAAGCTGTGCCGATAGTTAATGCGCCAGTACCTTGTACTGTAAATGACCTTTCTACTAAGCCATCAAAACTTTGGCTTTGTGATATACCAGTAATAATGCCATCACCTGATAGCTGATATTTACCACTTGTACTGCCTTCTGGTTGGAATAAGAACGCAAGTTCTGTACCAACAGTCATAGCGGTTTGTGCTGTGTCACCGTCATCAAACAGCGCATCCACTGAAGCTGTGAATGATTTGAGGGTAGCTTTATAGCTTCTTGTAGCATCGCCCATTGCTGTATCTTCTACTGTGTCGCTTGTTTGATCGACAGTAAATGATCTAATTTCACCAATAGCATTGCCACCTGCTTTTACTACACCTGCTGAACCTGAAAATGTTGCCATAATATTATCCTATATTTCCTTCTATATGGTGATACTCAATTTGGAACGTCATGGAGACTATTCCAATAGGATTATCACCTTCTTTATTGTACTCTATTTCCGTAGATATTAAAAAACTATCTTTAGCTAAATTATTAATTAATCTATCTCCATAGATAGCTTCTTCTACTTCTTTAGTTATTGTATCTATAGTATCATCAAAATTAGCATTTTGCTTACAATAAGCCTCAATAACAACGCTTAATATTTTTACAACTGATCTTGGTGGGTTCGTTGTCATCGGTTCTGACGTTTCATCTTTTGTATAAATTAATAAGCATGGTAATTTATTATTTTCAATAGAGTATACTCTTGATTGAAAAACATTTGATCCTGTTGTTGATAAACCAGTTAATGTTGTAGCAATTCTTTCTCTAATTTGCTGTCTTCTATGTGCCATAATTTATTGTAACTTATTTGCCTTGTCCTTTATATTTTTTCCAAGACCTGCGTTTATGTTTGTTAAGTGTAGAGCTGCCAAAATTCCTCCGACCTTGCGATGTTTTTTTACCATTAACACCTGCTGTTGGTTCATGACCTTTACTAAACTGGAGTTTAGTTTTTTTTGGCATTATTTATCTCTTTGTACTTGTTTAACTTTTTCGTATGTTCTCAAACCGCCTAAACCTAACATACCCATTAATACTGTCATAAGTGAATTTATATCAAACTCTGGAAGATTATATGACATGCCTGCGATAGATATCGCAAAGATCGCAAAGGGCTGGAGAATGAAGTGATAAGCAAGTGCAAAAGCACAAATCCAGCCAACAAATGGTCGCCACCCTGCAACAAACAATGATTTATGCGCTGCTTCAGTTTTATTAACATCAATTTGGGCCATGTTGGCTTTATGTAATTCTGCTTTAAGTTCATGCTCTAGTTTTGTTTTTAAATCTTTATCAACAATGAATTTGTCTAAAATACCTGCAACTGGTTCAATAAGTTTTTCAATCATTAATGTATTCTCCCCTGGTATTCAATATCAATAGATTCGTACATTGATTCTAACATATAATCTGGGATGTGAATATCTAAGACAACATCTTTCTGACCTTCAATGATAGATTCTAAATTACAAATAAATTTAGTTTCATAATCTGAAATTTCTAATGTATTTTCATTATTATTTTTTCTTATATTGCAATCATATTGCCATGCTTCATAAAGTTGTGTAGCATTATATAAAATCATGTGTCTTCAAGAATTAAAACAGTTATTCCAGTATTGTCTGGTTGAATGTTAACAATATTATATGTTGTTGAATCTATAACAATAGAGTCGTTTGTATCTATATTTGCAATATCAGAAGTTCTACAATGAACTATTGGTTGACTTCCTACAACATCAACACTATCTCCTGGAATATCAAAATACTCTTGGTTGTGAATAACTTTTATCGTGCTAGCTGAACCATTAATGGTAACTGTAGCGCTTTTTCCATGAGTTTGAATATCAAAAAAATTTTCTAAATCTTGGGCGGTTTCTAATGCCATTATCTTATTTTAATATTCTTTTCTGCTTTATCTAATTTAACTTTGCTTTTGCCTTTTACTGCTTCTACGCCTGCTGCTTCTAAACCATTGAAGTCTTTAGGATTACAGTTAAAAGTGTCACCTGAATTATACCAGGTGCCGTTATAGCAAACCTTTCTTGTAGCTACTACTTCCATCATTTATCCTTCTTTCCTTTAGGTTTATATACATTGCCAAAAGATACTTTATCCCATTCAGGTTTTTCTTTTTCTAAAATATCAATTACATCGCCAGATTGGTACTTCTTACCACGGTAGTAATAAGTTTGATTAAATACGAATTGAATTGTTTTATTATCCATAGATTTTATTATACATAAAAAGGCAACTATTAGACCAGGAATTTTATTGAATTAATGCAATTCTTTTACAACCCAAACATCATAACGATGATTAGTGACCACATGGCGACTAAAAATAAGCCACCAATGATGTCGATTAAATCTTGCTTAGTCATACTTATACCCCACTTGGTATTTTGCCAACAGCAAATACTGACTTTGCATCGATCTGCGCTATTAAATCAGCTAGTTGTTGTTTGTGGTTTTTTGTCTTAACTGACAAAGAACATTTTTTATATATGTCTTTGTAAACTTCACAACGACTGTACCCTGCTGATAAAAGCACAACAATTCTATCTACAACTTCATTCATACTTATACCCCACAATGTAAGCAAACGCCTCATGGTGTCTGCATTTGTCTCTCTGCATTACCAAGCGCTGCGCCTCTGCCCAGCACTTGTCTCCTCTCGCTTCTTGCCCTTTGGCAAAACATCTATCTGATAAACGGATTAGTCTGTCGATCTTTTTATCTATCATGCTATCTCCTTATATTAATCTTTCAGTTTAGACATATATTCATCTACTGCTTCAGAAATTAAATCTTTAACAACAAAGTATTCTTTTCTGTGCCTTCTACAAGTACTATTGGGCAATTCTGATTCTGGCTCATCTTTTCTACCATAGCCATATTCTGCACCTGCAAAAAGATTACT